AAAGTGCAAGGTCATGTTGATATTGCCGGTGAACGAAGCGTTCGTGGCCCACATTCCAATACCGTTATTGGCTGTTGCGGGCGTAATCATCGGGCCGTTCGGATCGGCGATCCAGCGATGCGTCGCGCGCTGGTTCAAGGCCACGTAGAACAGGATCGTGTTCGAAGTGTAGGTGGGGTCCGTGGAATTGTTCTGCACCGACGTGCTGGTCGGGTTGGTCGGGTCGCCTGGGTCGAGCGCGGTGGGGCTCGTCGTGCTGCCGCCCGTGCCGGCCGCCGAATAGCGCTGCGCTTCCCAGAGGATCGCGTTATCCGCGGGCGTGGCCGAGCTGCCAATGATGATGTCATACCAGAACGGGCGCACCGCCGTGGTCGCCGTGACGCCGATAATGGTTTGCGGGGCCGAGGCCGCGCAAGCCCGCTGCCCCCAGATGCTGTAACGTCGTCCTAAAGCCATGAGTCACCTTCCTTGGTATGGTCCGCTTATTGCGGAGCGAGTAGGTAATTGACGTAGCCACTGACTTGGGTGTTAGCCCCGAGATTCAGCACCAAGCTGTTTCCCGCCGTTGTTTCGAAGTGCCCTACCGTCAACCCTCCCGCCTGGGGCGGAACCCAGCCGGGATAAAGGCCCGATGTGCTCACGCTCATGGGTCCGGTCAAGGCGGTCGAGCCGTCCTTCCAGGTGCACGCCACCATCGCCGACGGCTGCAGCACGAAGTTCAGGACGCGGATGATCTTGCCGGCCACACCCGTCACGATGACATTGTCGCCGGAGGTTGCCACGTTCACGACCGCTGATGTCAACGATTGATTAGCCACCAATGCCTCGCGTTACGAGCTGAAAAGGACCGCCTTCATCCTGGATACGCTGCCGCAGCGTATCCATCGAATCGATGATGAATTTCTGATAACCGACCCAGTCGTAGTTCTTGCCGTCCACACTGTAGGTCGGCTTGGGCGTGACCACGCCGGCATTCGTCGCCGCCAGCACGACCGCCTCGATGTTGGCCTGACTTGGGTTGGCGATGACCTGGGTGAGCGCCACCAGGATCAGGCTGTAGTTCGTGTACGCGGTTGTGAGGTTGTCAACTATCGCCATGTTGTAGCTCTCAACGATCAGTTTCCTGGGTCTTGCCTGCCCCTCCACTGAGTACAGGGAAGAGGGTGTATGGGTCTTATGGGACCTATGGGTCCTATAGCCTCTCCCCTGGTACCGGGGAGAAGTGAGCCAAAACTGACCATTAGTTCGTATTGTTCACCACGTGCCACGGGCTCCAAACGCTGGGGATGCCGCGCTCGTTGGCGCCGTAGGTGGCCACGATGCCCTTGTCGAGGAGTTCGTACTGGCCGCCGCTGAACTGCCACGTTGTCAACGGCCAATTCTGCATGTATTTGAACGGCCTGCCTCTTTCGAAGTGCCACCAGTAGAGGTTGGCGTTGGATTGCGACAAGTTCAGGCCGGTGGCATCGGTACAGCGCTGCTCGATGAGCGGCGACCAGTAAACCTCGATTTCGTTGCCGTAGGGAGCGCCCGGGGTATCGCGGACCTGCAACGTCGGCGCTGTCGCCTGCGTGGTGCCGCCGGACGTGCGTACCTCGGTGCGGGCTGCGCCAAGGATCAACTTAGCCGTGTTCAGCTTCGCCGGGTTGACCACGATGACGTTGGGGTTGGTCAGCACGCGCGTTCCTGTCTCTGGGTCCTGCATGCGGGCGAACAGCAGCCAGCTTGACTCGATGTTAGTCCAGTCATTGAGCGCGTTAGACTGCTGGTTGACGAGCGTGCTCTTGCCTATTGTCTGGCTCGCGGAGTACGCGTTGTAGGTCGTGCCGCCGTAATTGAACGCGCTGACACCGCTGCTCTGGCTGGTGACGCCAATGAAGCAGTCGATCACGTCCAGTTCCTTGCGGTAGCCGAGCCATTCGCCAACGCTCGCCGCCATCTCGAGAATGTTTCCGGTCAGGTCGTAGAAAACCGTTTCCTTGTAAACGTCGACGGCGAGCGAGTTCTCGCGTGTGGCGGGCGTGGTCACGTAACGCTCGGCGAACTGGGCTCGGGCGTGCGGCTCGCCGGGAACCCTGCGAATGGCGTGGTCGCCGATGCGTGCCGCGTTGAAGACTTTTTGGCCGTTGAGTTTTGTCGGCATCGCAGGCATGAGGGCCTCGGCCAGAAACATCGGGCTCTGGAAGTTCTCCAGGATTTTCACCTCGATCAGGCCGCCGACCACGGAGGTGAAGGCGTTGATGTCCAGGAAAGCAGTCGGATCGACGCCGACCCCGGTCGCTTCGAGCAGGGCACGCCGGTCGCCAGGATACTGCTGCTCGACGAGCATGCGGTGCTGCAGGGCGCCGGACATGCTTCCCTGGTTGGCGGGATCGAAGAAAAAGCGCCAATTGGCCCCGACGATGGCCTCGGCCAGCTCGGCGACGCTAAACTGCTCGGCCTTGATCTGCCGGTCCCTGAGCATGCGGTTGCCGGCCGGGTCTTTGTGATCGTTGCCGTGATCGTCGCAGAGTCCGAGCCAGTGCCGGCACTCGTTGACGAACTCGATTCGCCCAGCCGCACTGGCCCCGCGGCGTGATTCATAGAGCTGACGTGTTTTGAAAAGATTCATCGAAGCGTCCTTGCTGTAGTGGGTAGTGGTGAGTGGTGAGTGAGTAGTAGGTAATGGCGAGTGAGTAGTGGTGAGGAAAACGCTCTCGCCACGCACCACTCGCCACTACCCACTGCCACTGCTACGCACTGACTGTGCCGTACCACACGGTCCCGTCGCACCAGAAGATGCCGCTCTTGTTCTGGGGCACGACGCCGTTGCCGTTGATTGAGCCGCCGGCCGAGCCCTGGAAGGTGACGCTGTTAGCGCCCGCCGATAGGTTCGTGAAGCGAAATTCCAGCCCAGACGATTGCGCCTCGACCGGGAGCTTTACCGTGCGGGCCGCCGTGGGCACCATCGACAGGATGGGCGTGTACGATGGGTCGAGCGTTTGGTTGCCGTCCGAGAGGGCAGTGACGCCTGTCCCCTGCCTGCCGCCCAAGCCGTAACGATTCAGGTCGCCGAGCGGGTCGCCTTTTCCCCAGAGCCTGCAAAGCACCTGCGTAACGGCGCTCGGTTCCCGGCGAAACACCTGCCCGACCGCCAGGTTGTCGGAGGAAACCTTGACGACCTGCTGATCTTGCAGCGCCGTCGCGCCGCCGTTGCGCACGACGCCGACGAGGTCGCCGACTTCCCAGGTAGCGCTGGCACAATCCGCCAGGTAGAGGCAATTGGATGCTGCCTCGACGTAATCGATGGGCCAGACGCTCGTACTCTGGGCGGTAATGCGCCCGCTGACCGCAACGCCCAGAAAGAGCGGCTTGACGGCAGCCTGATCGAGCACCTGGCTACCCAGGAGCGTCTTGCTCGACAATGGCTGCGCGACGCTGCCGGTCCAGTACAGCAGGTCGCCCGCCTCGATTTGCAGACTGGCGGGCGGGAGGTATTTGCTGAACGTAAATCCGGGAGGGTATTGAAACCGATATCCGCCGGGTGTCAGAGACATGCGAAAACGTCCTTGTTAGGGGAGTGGAGTTTACCTCTCAGGGGTTGTCGTTTTCCTCGATTCTCGTTCCAAGGCTCTGCCTCGAAACGCACCGTCTTGCAGGCTCTGCCTGCCGTGCGCCGTGGATGCTTCGGCGTTCTCACGATGGAAAGCTTGTCCGAGCGGTGCGTTCCAAGGCAAAGCCTTGGAACGAGGTGCGTACTCAGTTCATCAGCCACTGCAGCCGACTCTTGGCGTCTCGGGGAATCGTGGCATGGATTGATTCTTGCAGCGGCTGCGGCGGGCCAAGTTGGCTGCGTGCCTGCCTGGTGGTCCTTGGCCGCCTGCGCAGTTGCTTCAGATAATCGAGGTGGCGTGCAATCCGGTCTTCGTCCTGAATTGCAGTCAGTGTCTCGAGCAGCTCGTCGGTGCATGGGATACTTCGAGTTTCGCAAAGCTGCTGAATCGTCCGGTCGAGCCGCAGGTCGGCCAAATCATCTTCAAGCTCGTACCGGGCCTCGTCCGTGAAGTCGGGGCGGTCTTTGTCGCCTCGATCGGTTCGGTCATCGTCGCGCTCGACGTCGGCCTTGTCGTCGCGCATCTGGCCTTCTTCTTCATCCGCTTCGTCCTCCTCGAGCTGCTTGCACGCTGGCTTGGGATTGAGGAGCTCCATGATCCGGCTCACCTTGTGGTGGCGTTCGTGCGGATCCATGTCCTCCTTGAGGCAAGCCTCAACGGCGTTGAGTAAGTGGTCGTGGTGCGTGGGTGGCTTTTCGCCGTCGTCGCCCTTACTCGCCTTCAGGAGTTTTTTCAGGGAATGGCGTTGCCCGGGCGTGAGCAGCTTCGATTCGAGGATGGTGCGGATGCGTTCGCAACGGGTAGGCATCTTGCTGTCCCAAAGATTTTTCACGGTGGCCGGTTCACTGACCAGGTCGACGGACCGAACCTCAACAATCCGATGGATGACGAACGTGCCATCGACGCTCTCGCCTTCGCCCTTGGCATTGTGCGACATGCCGAAGACACCGAGGCCGCGCTCCACGTCTTCGCAGACGCGCTCCGCCAGCGGATGGGACTTGAAGAAATGCAGGTCGCCATAGACGCCGTCGGGCTCCCAGCGCACGGCCAGCAGCCGGCCGAAGGCATCCTCATCGCCGCGCGGCAAGGCGCGTTTGTCGGGATGATCGAGGAAGACCTTGCAGCCCTCGTAGAGCGGCACAGCGAGCTGTCCTGCTTCGGGTAGGTAGCGCCGGCCGTTGTCCGACTCCCAGCCCAAAACCTTGACGCCGAAGATGATGCCGGTAGCGCGATCGACTTCGAGGGGACCCGGGGCGCGGGTGAAGTCTTCTTGAACGACGTGCGTTTGTCTCAGGAGATCGTCCGTGATCGTCATGGTTCCATTCAAGCCTCGACCGCTCTCGTTTCGCAAGAGGCGGAGGTAAGAAAGTGACAAAAAACTTAGGGCGTCGGCCGGATTACACGCCAGGGGCGGGAAAGACTGACCTTGGTAAGGCACTTTGAGACAGCATTGCACTAACTGCCGCACATTTGCAGCTGTTGCAAAGACCGGTTCGTTGCGCTGGAGACGGCGACGGGTCAGTCAGTGGGGGGACAGGGGGTCGAGCAGCTGGCGAACAATCGTCGATTTTCATTCGGGACTGTCGAGAGCAACCCACCCGTCACATAAATATCTCTCGGCCGGTTGCGCGCTGCCTCAATGACCCTTCAACCAGGCCGCTACTCCTACTCATGGCGTTTATCCAATCGGCGCGACCACTTTTCTCGAAAAATATCACACTACGGCTCTGGCAGAAGTCGTCTTATGCGGGCTAGTTTGGTGGCGAAGAGAACG